CCAAATAAATAATGGCTTATAGGTACGCTACTCAAAACAATACTGCTAGTACCAATACTTATCTTCACAGTTTGGTCAGTGCAGAGTGCTGTGACACTCATCAAGTCAGAGGACTTGAAGTGCATGGCTTTGAATATCTACCACGAGGCTAGGAATGAAAGCACTGCTGGCCAAGTTGCGGTTGCTCAAGTGGTACTCAACAGAGTTAAGTCGCCTGGGTTTCCGCAGACAATTTGTGATGTTGTATATCAAGGACAACATACTAAACGAGGTACCCCTATTCGCGATCGGTGCCAGTTTAGTTGGTACTGTGATGGCAATCATGACGTACCTACTGACCTACGTGCTTTTAATAAATCCACTGAAATAGCACAGTGGTTGCTGATAGCTAACAAGTGGCTACCCGACTTGACTGATGGTAGCATGTGGTATCATGCAGATTATGTAGACCCGTGGTGGTCAAGAGTTAAACATAGAACAATGCAAATAGACCAACATATATTTTACAAATGAGTGGACATCATCCTCCAATACAACCAGAAAGCATTATGGAACTAGAGCAGATAATGATGCTGGTTGAACGCATAGGTTTGCCAGCAGTAATCATTGGCATAATGTGTTATTATATTATGCAGACACAAAAAGCACACAGAGAAGAGATCATCAGGTGGGAGAATAAAGACACACTTGGTGATGAACGCCTCATCGAGGTGATTAATAAACAGAACGAACGGAGCGAGCACGTTGCTACTGCTCTGAGCGATCTCACAGTTAGTAACAAAGATGTTGCCAAGAGTCACGAACGGTTGGCAGCAGAGATTAAGGGTATGACTGAAGCATTATTACGGAGTAAGTAATGGCTAAAGAAACTACGGTAACAACAGTGACTAAACCAGATCCTCCCAAACCTATCAAGCCTCAGATGACGGTGAATGAGAGGATACAAGTGTCAAGATTTATAGCAAGGTTTGCCATAGCAATATCAGCTCTTGGTATCTTTGCATATATTGTTCATGTGATGTTGCTTTCATCGGATGAACTACCCACCTCTAGTAAGGACTTGCTTAATATCCTTATTGGAGCTTTTATTCCGATTATAGCAGGTATTGCTAAGTTCTACTTTGAGTCTGGCGGTGACTTGCACCAAGAGGAAGAAAAGAATCCTATACCACCACATCCTGAACAGGAGTAATAATGCTAACTTGGTTAAAATCTCTTTTCAGTAGAAAGGACACTATGTTACCACCGTTTCTAATGACAATGGCAGCTAACTTTGTGATGGATCTTGTAAAAGACAAGGCACAATCGTTAGCATCAGACCATATCGAGAAGGCACTTGAGAAAGCACCTAAAGAGTTTAAAGAGGCATTGGACAAAGCAGTAGATGAAGATGCTTCACATGGTCACAAATCTTTAATGGATCTGATTAAGTGAACATACGAGGCTACGCAGCTAGTGGCCTGGATGTTAAGGGCCGAGGTTTCCACAGTAGCACAGGGAACCTTTGGCCTCAAAACTATACAGCCACAACAACACGGACTACAGCTACAGTTACAACTGAGATACATTTTGCAGCTAGTAAAACTGCCACAGCTGTGCCGACTGGTACAGCATTGACAACAGAGATTACATTCCAAGGTGTCGACAACCCAGCAAACCTTTCAGTTACCAAGTCGAGCCTTTACATTAGTATTACATTACGCATACTTGAGCCTAGTATTAAAGACATTACAGCCGATAAAGAGATCATTGACTTTATCGAAACAGATGAACGAGCTATCATACAAACACAGGTAATATGAGTTCACGTACAGTTTACCTTGGTCGAGATAGTAATATAACATACCAGCTACTCGACAGCGGAATTGTTAAAGACTTGAGTAACTTGAGTCAGATTGACTTGGTGTTTAGTAGTGCCGTGAGAGTGACAGCGCAGAGTGGTGCAGTTACTCCGATAGACTTTACTACGAACACAGACAGGATGGTGCTGAAGATTGGTGGTCAGAGTATTGGAGCAGGATCGTACCCGAACGTGAAGGTTATGGTGTATGATGGTGACAACCCTGATGGGCTGGTCTGGGGTACTATAAGTCTTGAGGTTAAAGCTAATCCTTACACGGGGAGTTGAGATGGCAACCGTTATACAAACAAAAAAGAAAGAGAGTGCATTTAGTGGGGTGGCAAAAGCAGCAGCTAGTGCAGTTGCGCAACAACTACGAGAACAAAAAGACGGTGACTATTATCTTAAAAACCTTAAGCTACTAGGTGGTTTACAAAGAACTAATGACACAGCAGGTGTAGGAGAAGTGGCTACGGCTGAAGCAGTCAAGCCAAAAACAGAGCATGAATCTGCCTTGCCTGCAAAGTACCACGAAATGTATAAGCAAGATCAATGGAAAGCGTTGTCAGCCACAGATCGAAAAGCAGATGACTGGGTGCAGGATGTTGCCAAAGCACAAGGTGTGGATATGAGTCAGCCAGCGTTCATAGCTAACCAACCTGGGTTCAAGAAAGCACAGGCAGCGGTAGCAGCAAAGCAGGTAACTCCACGACTGGATGAAGAGCAGATGCAAGATCCACGTGAGGTGGATGAGTACAGAAGAAGTATTGGTAAGGATGCACAGTTTGAGACAAAAGTACGTAAACTACCAGAGTCTCCATTACCTGCTCAGGCGACAATTGAGCGAGAACACATATCTGGCAAAGGTACTGAGCCACCTACGCATTGGATGACAGCCAAAGAACGGGAAGAGTTTTACAAGAGTGACAGCCTAGCAGAACGTATGAGTAAGGATGATATTGTAAGATTTAGAAGTGATCCTACGTACCAATACAAAGGGCATGGTTCTTATGGTGAGTTGGACAGGATGATGGCACAGTCTGAGCTACGCAAACAAACAGAGTTGCTTAGGAAAGCTGGTATGTATACAGAGAATAAAGAGTTATGAAACTAACAGAAAACTTTCACCTCAAGGAGCTAACAGCTTCTAGCACAGCAGCCAGACTTGGGCTGAAGAATGATCCCACACCAGAGCAGCTCGTTGCTTTGACGGTAGTGACCCATCAGATACTTCAACCAGTACGAAATAAGTTTGGGGTAGTGACCGTGAACTCTGGCCTGCGAGGTGAGGAATTAAACAAGGCGGTAGGTGGTAGTAAGAAGAGCCAGCATTGTAAGGGCGAAGCAGTAGACTTCGAGTGCTACTCGGTTAGTAACTTTGAGCTAGCTAAGTGGATACAAAGTAATCTTGAGTTCGATCAGTTGATTCTAGAGTTTTACAAGAAGGGCGATCCGCATAGTGGGTGGGTGCATTGTAGTTATAGTAGGCTAGGTACTAACAGAGGTATCCAGATGACCGCTTCAAAGACTGGCCGTGGCGTTAAGTATGACCACGGCTTGATTAGGTGAGGGGACCTCTTCTTGGATAGCACTCTACTGGGTCCCTTCATCCTACATAGGTGTAGACTGTACCTTGGACTCCCTTCCACACCAGGTTCTCGATACGGACTACACCCATAGCAGACATGGTTTGCTCTATGTCGAGCAAGTCTGACCATGATATATCTCGATAAAACTTGGTAAGCACGTCTTGCCTAGACACACGCTTGTGTTTACGCAGATGTTGAAGTAGCATATTTGTTTTCTGCGCCAGTTCGTTGAGACCCACGCCACCAAAGACGTCAGTCATCTTGGACTCAGCTTCTTCGAGATAACTCAGTGCTTGCTTGAACATATCTACTGTGATGATCCTGTCATTACCATGTGCAGCACATACTATCATAGAGAGTTTCATCATGTGGGTGGCACGACGCTCGCAGTATGAGTTGAACCTAGGATCTTCGATAGGGTAGATACCTTCTTGTTTTTTGCGTTCCGCAGTTGTATACCACTCAGCGTACGCTTTGGTGGCATCATCATCAAACACAAAGTTGCCAGTTATACCACGGATGTCCTTGAGATCCTCGATGAGTGCTAGTCGTAGCTTGGCATCTCGGGGTGGTGGTAAGGCAATGATCTTCTCTTTGTCGGTTGCTACTATAAACACGCACCTGGATGTGAAACCACCACCAACTGCTTCTAGTGGTAGGATCTGAGGCAACCAGTCTGGTGCAACCGCAGCTAGTATGTTAAGGAACATACCCTCGATCTTGTCAGTACCTTTGTTCTTGGTATCGTTAGTCCAAATCTCGTGACTGTCATACCAGTCTGTGAGATCGGCTAGGAACTTTACGTTCTTGACACCAGTGAGTGTAGCAAACTCTTTGGAGAACAGGGTGATAGATGAATGCACACCTTGCGAACCATCGGGGTTGAGGTAGTTTTTCTTGGCTTTGTTCATGCGTATGAGTAATGCCTCACGAGTCACAGCCTCCGCAGCTAGCTCAAGATTGAGTTGCTTGAAGATGTCCTCTCCGATACCCATAGCTAATCCCTTCCGTACTTTGCCACTAGGCCCAACTAATATTACGTAGAAGTTAGGATACTTCTTGTCACTACCGAACTCGAAATACACCTTGCGTGCTAGCGCACCAGCTATACAACTGATTGCAGTCCATGTGTGGTAGGACCTGGGTGCTTCAGTATCTTCGGTATACTTTAAGTACGCAGTGATCCAATCGCCTTTAATACTTCTTGGCATTGTTCCACCCTCTCATGCAACCACAACTTCGTGTGTGACCACGCTTAAGGTCGGACTCTCGGACGCACGTTTCGTTACCGCACTTACATTCGCACTCCCAAAACTTGCGACTGTACTCGTCCTTGCTGTGAAACCTCAAGACAGTTAACCATCCTATCGTCGTGCCTCTAGTAATTTCCATGCAGTGTCTCCTACTTCTTGGAATGTCGTTTCTACCATGTGGCCCCAGCTAAACCCGATCTTTATGTCTGTCTCGACTCGAAAGGGTATTCCAGCGGGGGACGTTAGCTCAGGCTCCATAGCGTGCTTAGCAATAGAACAGAACCGAGCTAGTTCATCTAGCCTATCAGTAGGGTACTGGAATAGTATGCTGTCGTGTACGTTAGCAAGCATCTCCCCAGCCACACATTCGGCATGAGGCGAGTGATATAAATCTATCATCGCCATGTTTACCATCCATGCGGACACAGACTGCGGCAGGTGCGCCACAGCATCTTTGAGCAGGGCATCATCGACCAGACCAAGGAACGCTCGGTACTGGTTCGAGATGTTTCGTAGTCCACGATCGGACTTCACATCTGCTCGTACTTCCTCCCACCATTCAGGTAATCTGCTGTAACCTGAGAGGTATTTGTTACGGGCTTCTACACACTCGGCCTCTCCCATACCAGTCTCGAGGCTGAACTGTCTAGCACCCATCATATAATTCAGGGCGTGGTTACATTTCTTACCCATCTGTCGGACACTAAGCGTGCGTGGTAAGAATGAACCCTCGGTTATTAGTTTAAACGGAGCCGAAAGAGACTCGACTATCAGCTCAGAACGTATGCGCTCGATCTCTTCGGGGTTAGTGGTGTGACCTATTGCCTTGTTCTCGGCAAGGATCGCATCAAGTGGTATGCCTGTCACCATCTCAGCAGTGGCTGAGTGTGGATCTACTCCGGTGGTGATGACACGTATCATCTCTGGGTCATTGGCTAAGTAGGCTGTGATCACCCACTCGGACTGCCGTTTGTCCATTTCGATGAGTAGGCAGTCAGGGTCAGCTACTAGGAATGCTTTCATCTCTGAGGGTACGTTCTGTGCGTTCATACCAGATCCCCAGAAAGTCTTGCCAGAAGAAAGCCTGCCAGTACGAGTGCCCCGTGGTCTGTACTCGGAACGGAACCTTTGGTCCTTGTCGAACTCTATATCGAGGTAGGTAGAGAACAGCTTGTTCCGTTGTCGCAGTTGCTGAATGAGCTGAGCAGAGTACAAGCCTTCCCTAGCAGAAGTTGACTTAGCTAGTTGGGCAAGGGCCTTATCATCGACTGTTGGTTTGCCTGCTTTGCGATACGGAGGCAACCCTAGCGTGCCATAGAAGTATGTCATGCACTGCTTGGGCGAGTTATAGTTTATCTCCATACACTCATGGTTGGATTCCTTCTGGACTACGCCTTGCAAGCTAGCATCTAGGGATGTGATCTCCTCTTTGAGGCGTTGCTTGACTAGCTCCAACTCTTTCATATCGACGTTGATACCACGATACATGAGGTAGACTAGAGGCTCATACATAGAGATGGTCTCAGTGTACTGCGAGATGAACTTGTCAGATAGGACTTTGTCCTTGAGCTTTTCCCACACTCTATATGTAGCTATGCAATCTTTGCCGTTGTAGTACAAGAAGCTCTTGCGATCACCGATGCCACGTTTCCAGAAGCCACCTTCGTCCTTGTAGTATGGTATGGTAGTATACATCGAGGTGAGAAACTGTAGAGACTTCTCGAACTCGGGGTACATAATGTGGTGGGCTATCATAGTGTCGTGGACCTTGGCTCGGACTCGTAGGTAGTTAAGTCGCCAGAGCATATTCATATCGTAGATAAAGTTCTGGCCTACCACGGTTTTGGTAGGATCGTCTAAGAACTCAGCACAGATGCGCCACATGATAGCACGCTCTGGGATGGGTCGGTCTAGGTTGACCACCATTGCTGAGTCTTCGTCTTTGGAGAAACCTATACAAAATACCTGCCCACCTGCTACCTCTATGTCACAACTAACGTGGTCTGCATCAGCGAGATACCGCTCGACTACATTGGGCGCAGGATCTATGATGATGTCCATGTCAGGTGGTTTGTATGGTTCTGGAGTACAGTGACGTTTTGCTTTGCTCAAGTCTGCACTTATAATGTATCGGTCAGGTGTGTTGAAACCAGATGTAAAGGGATTGCGGGTAGGAATGACTTTGAAGCCATTGTACTGGAAGCAAGAGCCACGTAGCTTGTCTAGCCTGTGGTCCTGTAAAAGGAAGGTACAACTGACTCGACCCATCGGAACCACTACGTGTGGTTTGAGTAGTTCGAGTGCAGACTTGAGGTCACGAGCTAGGTTCGCACCACGCTCAGTGAGCACACCCTTGGTGTTCATAATGGCACCCTCGGGTATGTCAGTAGGATTAGCACAGACCACGTAGGCATCGTTGTTGGAGATACCTGCATGGGCTAGTATGAGGTGTAAGTTATGCCCACCACGGCCTGAAATAATACTACTGTCTTTGTATGCTCTCGAGGCAGGTCGGTCTATTACAAGGATTAGTTTGGCTTTCTCGTTTCCCCATGTCATTTGGTAAGGCTCTCTAGTAAGGTTGCTTTGTCGGAGTCTGACATCCCGCTAAGTGCTTTGACTATTTGTGCGTAGTCAGACAGTTTCTTCTTGGACTCAGATCGAGTTACTTTCTTTGTGGCTTTCTTCTCGAACACGTTGACGTATGCTTTCTTGTCAGCATCGTTCTGTTCTAGCAAGGCAGATACCTCAACGTGATCTAGTTCGAGAAAGTTTCTAGCTAAGTGATCCAGTTTCATTAGAAGGGTAGCTCGTCTGAGGATTCTGAATCGTCTGGCTTCTCTGTGTTGCCTGCTTTATAGAAGAATGCTCCGGGTGCTTCCTCGCACTCAGAAGATAGTAGCCAACACGCTCGTCGTATGGAGGGACCTTCATGGCCCCAAGCACTAGCTTCCCTGCCACACTCAGGACAACGCAGAGTAACGGATGGTTGTTCCTTGCCGTTGTCGTTGGTGGCCGTGCCGTACTTGACAGTACAGTACATAGATGTTCTTGTTTTGCTTTCCATTAGTTTAGTAGGTCAGATTGTTTAGCATCGTCCTCCATCAAGTTCATTTCGAGGTACTCATGCAAGTGAAAAGATATAGCACACATTCTAGATATGCTTTTTGATAGATCCTCTGGCATTTCGTCTGGCTTTTTCCACTCCATCAAGCTGTTTATTAGCTGAGGTAGTATCTCATTGACTACTCCGTAGACTATTGCCACGAAATGCTTGTCATCCTTGATTCTAGTCTCCATAGTATCCATAGTCTTCATCGGTTCCAAATCCAGCTGAGGCTAAGGCTTCTCCATCATCCTCGTGGTCTGGTTCTACGTCATCGTACCTTTCAAGACAACCCATACACGTTATGTGTCCGTTGTCGTCCTTCCAGTCTAACTCTTCTTTAGCATTGAAGATGTCATCACACTCGTCACATCTTAACCAACTCATCTTGTTCCTTTCTATCATAGAATTTAACGTATTTATTACCACGCATACGTTTTGGGCGTGCTCTAGGTGGTTTTCTACGAATCTCACGGATCGCCTCAACGCTAAGGCCTAGTCACTCCGCTTCTCGTAGTTCATATTCCGTGTACTGGGTCATCGTCTGTGTATTGTCCTCTGTCTATTATAGCACTCCATGTTTCTTGAGTCTCGTTCCCACAAACTAGCCAGTTAATATTAATTTTGTAGACGTCTCGTAGTATGGCTAGCACTGGTGTAGGAACAGGGCGGACACCTAGCATATAATTGCGTAGGCTTTGTATTGTAATACATAACCGCCAAGCAAACTCTTTACGATCAGTAACTTCATTTAAGTACCATAACTCTTTGTATACTTTTTGTAGGCGCTTGCCCATTGCTTTGTTGTCTAGTTTAGTCATCGTCTGTGTGTACTTCAGGGTCGAAGGGATCACCATCGTGATCTGGCTTGCGGTGCATCTTGGTAGCGAGGAATGCCCGTAGCATACGAGCACCCTCACCACGTGGTAGGCTTTGCCACCAGTCGTGCATCTTAGAGTTTACCGCAAACGTGATAGATTCTCTTAGATGTCTCATGGTTACTCCAGGTTGCGCACAGCAGACGCAAGTGTCTGGATGGAGTTGTTGATGTCATGCAAAGCGTGAGCTATACCACGTTGTGTGGTATTGTGGATCTGTATTTGCTCACGAATCAAAGCTAGCATTACAGTAGGGTCTAGCTCTCGGCTTGGGTGATGCTTTAGCAACTCTTCTGTTTCAGCTAACATAGCTTCTGGTAGTTTACGTCTTAGCATAATCTGTTTTGTGTTTAGTGTGGTGGGAGCCAGCCAACTTATGAAAACTGACTCCCTAAAAGGAACATATGGATAGCCATGAGGGTAAATGGAGAGCACCTCATGGTCCATGGTAGGAGGTTATTGCCGCCACCCCCTACTGGGCGGAAGAGTGGCTACCCTCTCGGTGCCTTAAGCCGAGTGCGTCCTGCCAGGGTCGCTATAGGGTAGCCGTGTTCTTACTTTTTCTTTTTATCCATCTGCTCGAAGGGATCTGGATCTGCATCGGAAGGGGCAGTCAGTTCAGCATCAGCAGAGAATTGTGGGTAGCGGATACGATTGCGGTTGACTCCGCTTTCGTCCTGCTCTACCGTGATCTTGCAAGGTGCGCTTGCTTCACGGCCCTCTGCCATGTGAATGGCTATGCCAGATGCGTCTGCAGGGATTTGGAAAGCTATGCACCATCTCTTAAGGTCGAGTGTGCGTCGCTTACGCTCGTCATCTTCCATAGCGGAAGTTGGGAGCATGATCCAGTCATTGATTAGGGAGTAGTCTCCACCCCCTATGATTTGGTAGGAAGCTGCGATCATAGGGTTCCCTTTCTTGGAACTCTTGAACTCAGCACGAACTATCTTAACATCATAGAAGCCTTCTGGAGCACTAGAGCGTTCCATTACTTCACCGATGTCGTCTAACAACACTTGACTTAAGTCAACTACTTGATCTGTCATAAGGATCTCCTATTATGACGTTTTAGATTGAGCTAGGATCGAGCCTAACCCGTACTTGTGAGGATTACTCATATCCTTGATGGTTGCATCTACATAGTAGTCAACGTTCTCAAACGAGCGACGTATCCTCATGTTCTGCTCATCAGGACGAGTAACGAGGACGAACCTGTCCTCTGCTTCGGTGCTTCTTGACATACATTTATATATGTCACTAAAGAGCATCGGTACACGAGTCTTCAGTTGTCCAGTCAGCACCAAGTCCATGACCTGCTTACCAGTCATATCATCACGCTTTAGCTCATCGTGTGCTGTTGCGTAAAGTAGAATTGGCAGGCTTGTCAACTTGCGGACTACGTTCTCTACATTCACTATCTGTGCGGACCAGTCATCCTGCTGTGGTTGACAGCCCATACGATTGTTGATGTAAAGGATTCTATCCATGATGGCTTTGCTCATAGACGTAAGGGAATCGATCGCTACTACGTCGAAGTCTAGGATTTGCTTGGAGGATATGACCTCGTTGAAATCCTTACGAAAATCTTCGTACGCATTAGGTGCGATGCCTTGGTCTGGAGCTACACGGCCACTCTGGTTAGCTTTGGAGGACAAACTACGAGTAGCAATCTCAACGTCGTCAGGAAGATACAGCTTATAAGATATGTCTGGATCACCTGCGAGTGTGTTGATGCTATTCTGTTCGAACGCAAACACTAGCTTCTTGCCTGGTATGGTCTTTAGTTGCATGGTCTTACCTGACCCTGCTGGACCTACTAGGAGGAAGCTAGGATGTTGGCGTTGGTAGTCGTTTGCTTTGCTCAACTCAATCGGCATTGGCATACTCCACATAGGGTGTCCAAGCACGCTCGGTAAAGCCTTGCGGTGGTGCGTCGTTAGCAAGCAACTCATTGTGGTCAGGATACATACGACAAACATCTACAAACTGACATCTGCCATACTTACCTTGGCACGAATCGGTGTTGCGTAACCACTCACCTGTGGCCATAGCATGATCAAACTCCTTGACATACTTCATTACTTCGGTGTGCCATTGTTGGACAAGGCGTTCATCGTAGTAAATAGGTATGCGTTTGAAGTAGAACTGCGTCTTATGCACTAAGGCGGCGTCTACTATGACACCCGCTATGGGTAGGTCACTTTCGATCTCGCCCTGTGCTTTGAGCCAGTGCAGTGCAAACATATAGCCTTCAACTTGGCTGTTTGGTGAGAACGAGTCAACAAACGCAGGTTGGAAACCAGAGGACTTACTGTATAAGGAAGAGGTCTTGTGCTCTACTAGCCATAACCCTTCGTCGCTTGCGATTATCTTATCAGTTCGTCCGCCGTACCAGTAGCGTGTGTCAACGTCGTCTAGTGGGACTATAAACGGAGCCTCACTTTCTATGAGTTCCCATCCATCCATGATGTGCATCATGTCAAGATAGTATTGGAGGAACATATTCTTAGCACGAATGGGTGTACGCTTAGGGTCTATCTCAAGATCCTCAAACGAGGGTGTCTCAGGATAGCCTGCATCGGTCCACTCTTCTAAGAATGCCTTGTACGCTGTGTCGAGCATGATCTCAATGAAAGCATCTGAGTCTTTCACTTTGTTCCACTCGACACGACCGAGCTTACTGGATTCGGTGCGTGTATTATAGAATAACTTATACATAGCATCGAGTCCGTTATGCCAGCCACGACCAAAGGCTAGGCTTGCTGGCTCAGGGCCATCAGTTACCCAGTCTTTGACGTAGCGGTACAAGGCTCTCCTACGACAATCACGAAAAGAACTAACAGTACTATTGTCTAGCACTAGCTCGTTATCATTGCGTAATAGCATAGTTGAGCCTCCGGATTATTTGAGCTTCTCAATAACAGATTTGCGCTCCTCATCAGAGAGACCGCCTAACTGCTTCATGAGCTTCTCAAAAGGTGTCATCTTCTCACGACCACGCTTGGACAAGTCAGCATTAGCTACTAAGTCCTGCACCTGATCGGGATTGGCGCCACCTACAATACTAGCACGAGCACGCATACCAAGGAAGCCCTTAGCACCACGCTTGAAGAAGTACATGATGTCTTCTTCGCCATGTAAATCAACGGCATCGGCTAGTGTTTCACCAAATTCGAACTCGCACTCTACTGATACGGGTTCGCCATCACCGCCTGCTGGTACAGCAGCAAACGTCATTTTATCCGCCATAAGTCACTCCTTATTAGCGAGGTTAAGCTCATACAGAGTACGAGCAGAATCCGTACCCCAGTGTTCACTATGAAGCTGGGTGTACGCTTCTAACAAAGCCTGCTTGGATTCAGGCGTTGCTAGGTTCAGAACCTCCTGTACGAGGGGATCATCTTTTCTTGCCAGAATGCGTTCTTCGTCTGATAGTGCAGATACATCACCGACTATCTCAACGCTTGGAGCAGACTCCGATGGGCCAGGCTCGGCAGGTTTCTCCCGTTCGACCTGCTTCTGAGCTTGCAGAGTCTGCTCTATGAGTTGTTTTATATCGGTTTTAGGCGGGGATGTGGTAGGCTGGAGTTCCATAGATGGTAGGCTAACGTCTGATATGTCACCTACTATCTGGGCTAGCTTGTCTGCTATCTCCGCAGGTGTACGCTCAGGTATGTGACCGTCCCTGCGGAGCGTAGCTACTGACTCAGTTATTAGAGTAACTAGAATCTGAGGTACAGACTTGTTACCTATTGTACCACCAAAGGCTTCTATTGCATCGTATGCACCGACCACTGTTGAGTGGGAAACTCGGAGGTGATAGACCTTAGTGCCAGTATTTTCTATTGCCATCTGTAACTGTGACCTCTCTCCTTTGCGACTTGGCTTTTGCCGTTGTGTTTCTCTGCGATTCTCTTGAGCGTCCATAATATCAAAGTGGTGTAGGGTGTCAAGCCTTTTTTAAGAAAAAAATATAAGGCTATTAGGGTTAGGTACATAGGGATCATAGCTCGTACAACTCCCAATCTTCAAGGAACTTGTCATAGTCAGCCTCATAGTCCTGCTCGAAATAAGACTTGAGACATTCCATACGTTCTATGACAGACATCTTGTCATACTTGGTCTGACATAATTTCTCAATGTTGGCTTCGTTGTCTTCTGGGCCTTCTGGTAGATCAGGCTCGGCTGTCTTCCACGCATCGTACCCTTCCATTGGATCTCTCATTTTATTAGGCTCTGTAAGAGTTTAGCTTTATCTTCAGGTGACAATCCTGCGATCACTTGGTCCATGCTCTGCTTCTTAGCAGGCTTTGGCTTCTTCTTCTCCATGCCGTGCATAGATGCTACCTGCCTACGATTCATCTCAGCATGGTACTCAGCACGCTCTAAGCCTTCCTCACTTGCATACCACGGAACAGCTTCGTTAAGGTATTCCTGCACATAGTCTTCCATAGCTTGACGTAGTGGCTCACGATCCTTGAGCTGTATGAGCAGGTCTGGCTTCCAGTACGGAAGGTCGTGTCGCTTGTTAGCGAGGTTCATAAGTTCTTGGCATAGCTTAGACAACACAGCATCCATGTCAGTCTTGATGATGCTGTATGGGTGAATACCATCCTGGTATCCTGCTTCTATGAGCCGTTGCTTCATAGCGTGGCTTCGTTCTGGGTCGTAGGGATAGGCTTGCATGATCCGTGATTGAGATAGTTATGTACTAGGGATGTAGCCTCTGCTAGTGTAAACTTAGGGTCTAGCATGGGCCGTGGGTGATGCCTGAATAGATCAAGCTTGCCAGTGTGTGTGGCATGGATCTGATAGGCCAGATCCGAGATCGCTGTATCAGACCAGAGTAGCTTGGCGTGTTGCCTGTCAAGGTAAAGGTTTATGGCATGGTACAGGCCAACGGGTCTTTCTGGGAACATAGCTTAATTACAGTATAGGGTTAAAGTATGTATATATAATAAAGAATGCAATCAGTGTGCCAAAATTGGCGGTAGCATAAAAAAGTTTATATATTATACAGTCTGTACCTTAGTTTTGTAGTACGAAGTATCTACCAACGCTGTGGTGTTGCCCTGCTTGTCGGACTCAAACCACTCGGTGTAAACATACTTATGCTCTGGATCATTCTTAACAAAGATAAACCAGTCATCAGATTCTATCTCAGTACGATAGCGTGTGTTGCTATTGCGATCCAAAGTAAATATGAACGGCTCAAACTTATGCTGGAAGTATCTGCATGGTATGTCCATGAGATCAAGCACTCCGTTGAGACGCTCACGTGTGGTAGGTGTATTCCAACCTGCCAAGGACAACATAACAACACCAAGAGTGTCAGTCTTTTGTGCTATCTTATTACCATGCAACCATAGGCTCTTACCATCGGTTTGTGTGTTACCACTTACCTTGGTATCACCACGTAGGAATGCACGGCCTGTTTTCTCTGTTACTACTCTCATACTACCTCCGAAATGTCAGAAATTTTCCAATTGCTATTGTACTTTAAGAAAGCACTGATTGGGTTCTCGCCTTTTGAAACATAAGCTATGGTCCACGCTTTGGGATACCACCCACACGTGCCACACTCATGTAATGGTTTGACAACTCTGCCTTTTCGCAGGTTAAGCACTTCTAAGTTTACCATAGTATGTCCTTTCTGCTACCGCCCACAGCAAGCACAGCATAGTGGTTAAGGGTTACTGGTGTCCACTGTTTTTATGAGTTACACCACTATGGTTAATACCCAGTATTTTTCGGAAGTAGGCATTATGGTACCTATTTCTTTTAAGCTTCTCCCTATTGTTATAGGGTAGTGTCCCGTTAGCTCGCGCTATCGAACGTCTGAGCTGTCGCCATGTAGCCATTGTTTCGCTTTCTGTGCTTGTCGCACTGTATTATGCGTTGATATTTATCCAGCTTGTTACCTATACTAGCTGGCATACGGTCAAGGTTAAGCTCTTTTAGCATATAAGAACTAGTAGCGACTAAGTAGTCTTCGACTGTAAACGGGCGTAGCTCATTCAAGCACGCTGTGCATTTGTAGCCGTAGACTACTGTGTCTGACTTGATCTCGCCTTTATCCTGTAGATCGTATAACATACTACGAAAAAACTCATGATGCAGACTCATAGCCTCAATGCGTTTCTCTGTGAGTGCGTTGTACTTCTCTACTAGCTTGTCAAGCTTGTTAGGGAATGCTCGTTGCATTATGTCCTTTCTGCTATGCTCACTGTGGGCGGTGCTGTGTCTCTGAGCGAGTGGTCTTTGGTTGTTGGTTGGGTTACTTACGACCTGAGCAGTGGTTTATCACTTCATTGAGTGCTCCACGCTCGGTGTAACTAAGGTCTTTGTACTCGTTGTAAAAGCGGTCTGGCTCTGAGCGCTTAGTCAAGGCTTTGACTACGTTAGAGCCAGGATAGTTGCTATTATCACCCATACGCTGGAGTATAGCATCTACGTGTTGGACAAACAAAATGTCCTGATTGTCTATGCTATCTACAAGGTGTGCTGAATTAGCTTGCGCCAAATCATACTGCTTTTTTAACTCCCACACGAAGTAGAAGCAGTCATAGTATGACTGGAACTCGGACCAGATTTTCGATAGCATCTCTGCTTGAGATTCTGGTACGCTCACTACAAATGTCTTTTCGCTTGTTACTGCCATATTGTCCTTTCTGACCACTCGATCAAAGACACAGCTTCAGTCCCTATACTGTAGGATGTATGGTTACATATTATATATTATTTATCAACCTAGAAACGACCCTTGCCTTGTCCTCTGGGTCAGCTATCTTGGTGATCTCATCCACCAGCGTGTCAATATAAAACTTATCACGCTCGTCCTTAGTCAGCGTACGTTGCTTAGTACGCTTGGATGCTGTCTTGGCTGTGTACTTACCCTCACAACCTCTGCACATAGTGTGCATAAACTCAACAAACTTTTGTCTGTGCTGTTCTAGCTTGCCGACATCATAGCCGATCTCTGCTAGGTCAGAGTATAAAATCCTGTCACACAAATCCACGATTGCTTCTTTCATAGTATCCTTTGTAGGTGAACGTCCGTGACACAGGGCAGGCAAATTGATTGATTATTTAGTTAATGCTTCAAGGTCAACACCGAGGTCACTAGCAAGACTGGCCAGCAACTTAGCCTTGGCCTCTGCATCTAACTTAGAGACACTACTAACTGCCTTACCTAAGTCTGATTTACCCAGCACAGGGTCAGTCTCAAGCATACCACATTTCTGGATGTGGCTTTCTTGATATGCCTGATTTGGGTCCGTGGTGCATTCTCTGACAAACTTGCCCCGATCGCCTTGTGCTACCTTAGCGATCTCCCAGAGAATTTTGTACCAGCCGGAGATACCTTGGGAGTTCTTGCTGTACCAGTCAGCGAACTCCGCTACCATTGCTTTGCAGGCTTTGTCGTCTGATCCTGCCACGGAGAGTGCATTCACACTACCTGTAGATTCACAGATGCCATCACCTGTAAGTTTGTACGGGTGTGGTACATTATCTATTTTAGTGGCACGTTCGCCACTACCGCATACTAGAGTGGAATTTTCCATACTGTTTCCTTTCTAGCCTGCCCTGTACCACGGACGCTACATCCTACAACATAGGGACCGAATTGTTATATTGTTACAATGTTCAAAGTTCCACACTAAATCAGCATGGGTGTGGTATGGTTTGTTTATATTTTTTTTTTCAATACATACACACCCTACCCCCCAAACTTGTGTGGAACAATGTACTTTATAACATTATAACAGTCTAGCTTGCCGATACTATCTTAAATCATTGTAGCATTTACACGGGCTTGGCACTTACTGCAATCAGCCTACAATGACCGGGGTATAGCTATTAGAATGTCAATGAACTATCTATCGAACTAGACGAAAATACGCTGTGTATTGAAAAGCTTGAGAACGTCAAGCTTGCTAGTCTGGCATGTTTCACCATGGTTAAGACACAAAGGCCAGCAGATGCAGGGTACAACTCTCCCCGTGGGTCCGACGTGGCCTGGTAATTTTTTCCTTTTCTTGTATCCATATCATAATAGATGCAGGATGAGTGCCTATCCTGCCAGTATACTAAAAAAAGTTTGCAATCCAGTGTAAACATATTATGTATACTTAGCAGATCGGCTATCCTGCCACCAACTATCTGACACACTAGGCATCTTGTGTATAGTATCTGATATGTCAGCCCACTATTTTCCGATCCCCCCTTTCGGCCTCCGTGTTCTTTTTCGATCCACTTGCACAACGCTCCCACTTAGTAGGTTTTAGTAATGCTCGCTAGCAGCAGTAATGGACCACCAGCGGTTTCACGCCACCTGTATAACATAATCACGCCACTTATTGACTTGCGCTGTGGTTATGGTATGCTATAGTAAAATAAAAGGAGGCAGGAATGGGACTATTAAAAAGACAATATCTAGCCAAGCTGGAAGAAGAGGCTATCGATCCTGAAACCCATTGTATCCTATGTAGTGAACCCAAAAACCAAGAAGAGCGAGACATAGGACGTGACTTGTGCTTTTCTTGCTACTGTGACACGGAAGGTCGAGAATGAAATACCACAACATAATTAACGGCAAAGTATCCGATGCTGTCCTTGCAAAATACAAGCAGCTCAGAAGTAAGATTTCCTAGTGGTGTCTTTAACGGTATGCTACTGGAGCAGAAACAGTCTGCTCTGGCACCTGCCGCTATAGCACAACTGAAGCCTAAGCATCTTGAGATTGTATCTTTGCACCTTGCTGGGTTTCGTAACAAGGACATCGCCAAGCGACTTGGCTGTGCTACGCAAACTGTAGTAAATGTTCTGCAAAGCGATGCAGCTAGGGACGTCATCGTCTCTGCTATGGAGAGGTACTATACCGACTTCATGGAACTTGCTCCAGACGCAGTGTCTGCTCTACGAGACTCGCTACGAGATGAGTCCAACCCTGATCTTCGACTACGTGCAGCTGGGATGTGGTTTAAGGGATCAGGCTGGGAGCAGAAAGAACGAGCAGGTGCAGCAGAGGCCGAGGTACGACAAATACTAATACAAGCTAACAACGTACAGTTAAATGGGTAGATGGCTCCCTGACGACTACGGCAGCACACACAAGGTTGCCATCGAGAAGTTTCTCAGGATTAGTAACAAGTCTGGTGCTACAGTACCCTTTGTACTCAATCATGCACAGCAGGAGGTTCTTACTAAACTCACGGGGCGTGATGTAATACCTAAGCCAAGGCAGGAAGGGATCTCCTCACTCTTCCTTGCGTGCTTCTTCCTTGATTGCTTAGCATATGAGAACCTCCGCTGTGTTGTTATAGCGCACGATAGTGATAGTACGGAAAGGTTGTTCCAGAGGGTTCACTTTTTCCTGAACAACTTTCAAGGTGGCAAGATAGAGACTGAGACATCCACTAAGCGAGAAATACGCTTTGTGAATACCAACTCTACATTCTACGTGGAAACTGCGGGTACTAAAACAGCAGGTCGCTCAGGCACGATTAACAGACTACTATGTTCGGAAGTGGCTTTCTGGCCTGACCCTAAAACCCTGACTGCTGGATTGCTACAGTCCGTACCACAAGAGAACTCAATGATAGTATTTGAGTCCACTGGGAACGGAGCAGAGACATGGTATCATAGGCGAGCCATTGCTGCACTTAATCCACGTAACGAATACGGGCTG